TGGTGGATTTGGTCGTGGAGCAGGTGGAGAACACGAATAAAAAAAATTATTTTAGGGGTTTACAATCACAAGAAACTGTGTTATAATATATGTACAAAATGAAAACAGCCCTTGTGATGGAATGGTAGACATAACGGACTTAAAATCCGTGGCTTTAAAAGCGTGGGAGTTCGAGTCTCCCTGAGGGCACCAATTAGGAGATAAGTGTTACGGTAGCACAAGTGGCTCCAACCCACTAGGACAGGGTTCAATTCCTTGATCTCCTGCCAAGATAGGCAAACAGAGGGAAAGCCTGGCAATTATGCCGAACGTACCTCATAAAGGAGAAGTCGAGCGATAAGTTAACGCGGTTAAGCCTGTAAACGACGTAAAATTTAAGACGCAGGTGGGAATGGTCCGTTCGCCCTCATTAGATAGGAACGCAAATGCACCTCTCATTTATACGGGAGCTCTGCTTAATTAACTAAGGTTGGTACCTCAATATACCCGCGTGGAGCCCACGGTTAGCTCCACACCTTAACCTTAGAAAGGCAGAACATGGTTAAACTTACAGATAATGCTAAAGAGTATTTACTAAAAGTTGGTCAACCCAATGTTGAGTTATCTGTTAAAGGTGGTGGTTGTTCTGGTTTTCAATACGAATGGGCTATGTCAGATAAGAAACCTACGGTAGGTAATTTGATTATAGATCCAGTAGCTGAGATGTTTATTCTAGGATGTACAATAGATTATGTTACAGAACTAGGTGGATCATATCTCAAAGTCATCAACCCTAATGCTACTGCATCCTGTGGGTGTGGTGAGTCATTTGCAGTATAGGAGTACTTGTGTCCACAAAAGAAGAAAAAGAAATGGAATATGATGAATGGAAAGAAAAATTTGGTCATGAGTGGGAAAAAGAAACTTCTGAAAAAAGTGATAAAGACAAAAAGTGGGAAGAATACCTACTTGAATTTTTTAGAGGGAGAATGTCTTAATGGACGCAAAAACATTTGGTCAAGTCGAATTGTTTAAACGTGAAATTGCTGAGCTAACTCAAGAAAAGTATGCTTTAATAAAGCGAGTAAAAGAGCTTTCTGAGGAAAGAGATGAGCTTTTACGGCAGCAAAAACAGAAATAAAATAAACTTTTTTGAAAAAAAATGATAAGCCATTGTTTTCAAAGGAAATTTTTGTGCACTTTTTCCTTTACATTTGGTTTAAACTGAGATATAATAGCTATATTATAATGAAAAGGAAGGACTAAATATGAAAATCTTAAAATCCAAAGTCGCAGGTATGACTGATCTTCAATACACTAAACGTTATAACCTTATCAAACAGGTTTGTAAAAAACGTGAACTTGAAGCTGCTCGTGATGCTGAAATAATTAGGGAAGAAAAAGCCCTTGAGCGTCAGCTTAAAAAAGAAGGTTTTTCAAATGACCAAGACAATATCAACCAATGGACTGATGGACCACAATATCTTCAAGAACATTATGGTGATCGTCTTGCCGATCAAACTTCGTACGAGTCTGATGAAGGTTGGAACTAGTATGAAACTCTTAGCTAGTCTTACTATTGCGGGTGCTGTAGCCTTTGGCGCAGCTTCGCATGCAGATCAATTTGATCAAAAACAAATTACATGTATTGCTGATAATATCTATTGGGAAGCACGTAATCAAAATCCCAAAGGTATGATTGCTGTAGGTCTTGTTACTATGAATAGAGTTGCTGATCCACGCTATCCTAATACAGCTTGTGAAGTAGTTCACCAAGGACCAACAAGACCTTCTTGGAAAAATCGCAGTATTTCTTACCCAGTAAAAAACCGTTGTCAATTCTCTTGGTACTGTGATGGTAAAGCTGAAAAGGTACCAGCAGCAGACAAGGATGTTTTTGAAATTGCTCGTATGATTGCGTTTAAAGTATATCATGCTAGCTCACGTTGGGACTTTACTAATGGTGCAACTCATTACCATGCAGATTATGTCACACCTTCTTGGGCTGCTACTAAGACTAAAACTATTACAGTTGGCAACCATATTTTTTATCGTTGGGAGAAAAGCGAATGACACTAGAAAATCAATATGATAGTGTACCTTTACCAAAAACTAAAAAAGAATTAGATGGTGTTGAGTGGGCTAAGTATCATTTGTTTTCTAGAATAGTAGAAGACTTCAATATGATTGAATTAACAGAAGAAGAAAAAGTAGTCCAAGGGTGGATGAAAAAGATGGTTGTAAAATATAAAGAGAGACAATAACATGACTATGCATTTAGTGAGAGGCATGTCAAGCCTCAATACAAAAAAACGTAAAAACAAACGTAAGCCTGGCTGGGAAAAAGCTCAAGCAGAACATGACAAATGGCTTATGGATAAGGGTTGTCACCCATCACAATTAAAAGCTAAGAAGAAGGAGTTCAAAGAATATGTTCCGGAACGGCCGCAATATCGTGAAACAAAATATCCAACAATCTCGACGTCGGACACAATTGAATATGTGCCGACAAAAAAACAAGCAAATGTCTATTCCGGAGACTACATCATTGGAATTGCCACTATGCACAAATCAAACCTTGTCCCAGTCGGGAAAGGACAAGATCCAAAAGACTTAGCTAAAATGAGGAGGTAACTATGAGCGAGCAATATGCCCTATTTGACGATGTAATCGTTGAACAAAAAATTCTTTTGAAGGAGGTTAATATCAAGTCCTTTGAAGAATACGACAGTACAGGAGAACGTAGAATTCGAATTGAAACTACAACTCATGTACATTTTCCAGATTGTGGCACACGTCATAATCCAACTAAATCAACATCTGTGGAGTACCTATAATATGAGTGAAGCATATACACGAAGTGAAATGGTTGACATGCTACGTAATGGTGTATGTCAAGTTAAATTTATCAAAGTCAATGGTGAAGAGCGATTGATGCAAGCAACTTTGAAAGAGGATCTAATTCCTGCTGATAAGATGCCCAAAGATGACACCAATGGTGTTGATGCTACTCTTCAAGTTATTCGCTGTCTTGATACAGAGAAATCTGAATGGCGGTCTTTTAAGGTAGAAAACGTATTGAAGTTCAGCCATTAGGCTGAACTTTTTTCAACTTTTTTCACATGCCATTGTTTTCATTAGTTATTTTTGTGCACTTTTTCCTTTACATTCAGTGTAAACTGAGATATAATATACTTATAAAATGATAAAAGGAAGGAAATTTTATGATTAGTACAAACCAACTTAAAAAGAACTTAATTGGCAATCCATCAAATATCGATAGAATGCTTAGAGTTCTTCCACATTTCATCCAACAGGAAATTGATAACCCACAGGTTGCAACTCCTAAAGTTCTTAAAAGACTAGAAGCTCAGCTTAAAATGGTAAGAGAACTTAAACAAATTAGGGAGGCTGTATAATGTTAGCATATTGTGATAAAATTGCTGATACAGTTAGAAAATCTCTATTAGCATATGATGAGCAAGGTATCATTGGGTTGATTGGTCCTATTGAAATGGATCTACATCCAACTAAAGGTTACTTTCAATCAACTAAAAAGACTATTGAAATGACTGATATGAATTCTAAGAAATATAAAATTACTATTGAGGAGGTTATATAATGGCTATACCAAAAAGAACTAAAAAGAAAACCGTTCGTGCAAGAGCTCGTACAGGTCTTGCTGGTGTCCCAATGGAAACATGGACCGCATGTCAGTCTTACTTTCATATGGAAGTTGATCGTAAAGACTTTGCAAAAGTAACTAAAGATTGGGTTAAAAAGAACTACTCTAAAGGCGATGCAAAGGCTATCCTTGCTAACCCTGAATGGAACTTTACAGCTTTCTCTTATATCCCAGCAGCAATTACTTGGATTGCAGCAGGTAATAGTTTCTTGGACATGGATGAAAAGCTACATGGTTATCAAACTTGTGCTAAAAAGAAAATGGATACGCTTATTGAGTCTGGAAAACAGATCCTCAAAGAAAAAGCTGAAGCAGTACAAGAAAAATCAAATGTAATTGTTCTTACACCACAACAAAAACTATTTCGTAAGACACAAGCTACTATTATGACAGACTTGGATGAACTAGAAGATCAATGGATTGAAGGCGAAAATACTACGCTTGATGTCTATAATCGTTTTAGATTTCATGGTCTTACTGGGTCATCAATTGAATTGCCTAAGAAGCAAATTGAAGGATGGCTACTAGATTATTCAGATGCTTACCACAAAAGATGTGAACAGGCTGTTGAAGGTTATTCACACCTTGAAAGAAAAGAGCTTAAGCGACGAATAAAAGCTTGTGAAGACATGCTACTTGATCTTGAAAAAGTTAAAGCATCTTCAAAAGCAACTCGTAAAACTCGAACTCCAAAAGTTAAGACAGCAGAAAAGCAAGTGGTTAAACTGCAGTATCTTAAGGAGTCGAGTGAGTATAAACTAACGTCAATTTTACCAACGAGTATTCCAGGATCTATGAGACTCTTTACCTTTAATGTAAAGAACAAAGAGTTTACTGAATTGCTTTGTCAGTCACCTAATGGATTTGAGGTGAGTGGATCTACAATCAAAAATGTAGATATTGAAAGCTCTCGTAAAGTAAAACTACGTAAACCAGATGAGTTCCTTCCAACAGCTCTTAGTGGTTCGCCCAAGCAACTAGATACAGCTTGGAAAAAGCTTACCACTAAGACTGGAACTCCTAATGCTCGTATCAATAAAGATACCGTACTCATTAAAGTAACTATGAAATGAGTGCGGATGAGTGGACAAGATTAGATCTACATGCATTCATTATTACAATGTTTGTATGTGGTCTATTAGGATTTTTTGAAGTAACATTTGGAACAACAGCAATTGTAGGCCTCACATTATATGTCGGCCTACGGTGGATACAGGAAAT